CGCTCAGTTGTTGGGAGCATTGCAAGCACAACTTCAGGTATCAGAGCCGCAGGTCGATTTGGAACGTCTTTACAACGAAGACCCAATCGAATGGGTGCGGCAAAAGGAAGTCTTGCGGGAGCGACAGGAAAAGGCATACGCTATTCAGGCCGAACAGCAACGCCTTTCTTATGTCAGCCAGCAAGAGCAGCAGCGTGCCATGGAGGAACATCTTGAAAGCCAAAAAGATGCCCTGTTGGCTGCACTGCCGGAATGGAAAGACCCCAAGAAGGCCAAAGCTGAAAAGGCTTTGGTGTTGGAGTCTGCCAAGTCGGTGGGCTTTTCCGATGAAGACCTGAAGAGCGTTTACGACCACAGGCTGGTGCTGTTGCTGCGCAAAGCGGCGATGTACGACCAGATGGTGAGTAAGCGCCAGGGCATCAAGCCTGTGGTGAACAATGGCCCACGACCTGCCAAGCCTGGGGCAGCGGGTCGAGTTTCGACAACTACTGAGAGTACGAGGGCAAAGCAGCGTCTTGCAAAAACTGGCCGTGTCGATGATGCGGCCTCTGCAATTGAACTTTTACTGAGGTAATCAAATGGCAATCGTAGCAAACACGTTCACGACCTACTCTGCAAAGGGTATTCGTGAAGACCTTTCCAATGTGATCACAAACATTGCACCCGAAGAAACGCCTTTTATGTCCAACATTGGACGCGAAAGCGTGTCTAACACTCTGTTTGAATTCCAAACAGATACGCTTGCAGCCGCTGCTGCCAATGCCCAACTTGAAGGTGATGATGTTGGCACTTTTGATTCTGTCGTTGCCACTGTGCGCGTGCAGAACTATTGCCAGATCAGCCGCAAGACTATTGTCTTGTCAGCTACTGAAGAAGTGGTGAACAAGGCAGGCCGCCGAAGCGAACTGGCTTACCAGATCGCCAAGCGTGGCTCTGAGTTGAAGCGTGACCAAGAGTTCATCATGCTGTCCAACACGGGTGCAGTTGCTGGTGACTCGACCACTGCGCGTAAGACGGGTTCTTTGACGGCCTTCTTGAAGACCAACATCGACTTTGACACCACCAACGGCGCAAGCCCGACTTACACCACTTTGCCATCCACTGCCCGTACTGATGGCACTGTGCGCACCTTCACTGAAACCATTCTCAAGAATGTGATTCAGAAAGTGTGGACTGCTGGTGGTACTCCGAAAATCCTGATGGTTGGCCCTGTCAACAAGCAGCGCGTTTCTGGTTTCACTGGCATTGCATCTTCACGTTTCAACATTGATGGCGGCGCAAAGCCTGCCACATTGATCGGCGCAGTTGATATTTATGTCTCTGACTTCGGCAATGTGTCTGTGATTGCCAACCGATTCCAACGTGAACGTGATGCGTTTGTGCTTGACCCTGACTACGCCAAGATGACCGTGCTGCGTCCTTACCAGCAGATCGAACTGGCCAAAACAGGCGATGCCGACAAGCGCATGTTGTTGGTTGAATTTGGCTTGAAGGTGTTGGCAGAAAATGCCCATGGTCTGGCAGCAGACTTGGTTACTTCTTGATTTGAAATTAACGGAAAAGGCCAGGGTAACCTGGCCTTTTTTTTAAGATGATTCACAAAAGACTATTTAGCGAAAACAAAGATCAAGGCATCAAACGCTACTGGCATGAGAATGTCGAAACAGGAGATGTGACCATTGAGACTGAACAAGACGTTACAGCAGTGATTGAGGCCAACAAAGCCATCTACAATGCAGTTGACGAGAAAGCCAATTGGACAGGTGAATGGCACCTGGTGGCATCCATCCCTGAAGCCTTGTATTACAAGATGAAGGCCGAGGGCAAGATCGATGATCAAGAGTACATGAAGAAATGGCTCAACGATTCTGACAACCAATTTTTTAGAACACGACCTGGGAAAGTATGAGCAACTACATTGCAGTCTGCACGCCAGCGCGGGACATGGTTCATACCATGTACAGCTATGACTTGGTGAACATGGTGGCGTATCACACGCTGAACACTGAAGACGCTGTGAGCCTCAAGATCAGCCAAGGCACCCTGATTGCCAACCAGAGGGCAGAGTTGTCACTGGACGCGATGCAAGAGGGTTGCAGCCACATCCTGTTCATTGACTCCGACATGAGATTCCCGCAGGACATGATCGGGCGGCTTTTAAAGCATGACCTCGACATTGTGGCCACCAACTGCGCCCGGCGTAGAATGCCCACTGGTCCGACAGCGCAACTGTACAAAGAGAACGGTGACCGTGAACTGGTCTGGACCATGCCAGAGTCCACAGGACTACAAGAGGTGGGATCTGTGGGGATGGGCGTGATGCTGATCAAGGCCAATGTCTTTGCGGCGCTGGCCGAGCCTTGGTTCGAAACGCCTTGGCGCATGGACAAAAGAGGCTACATTGGCGAGGACGTTTTTTTCTGCCAAAAAGCAGCGGCTGCTGGCTTTAAAATATGGATTGATCACGATGTCTCTAAAGAGATTGGACACATCGGGACTTTTGAATTCAAGCATGACCACACCTGGGTGATGAAAGAAATAAAGGCAATCTGATGGCGCTGACAACCTACACAGAATTGAAGGCATCGATTGCAGACTGGCTGAATCGTACAGATTTGACCACCACCATCCCTGACTTCATCAGCTTGGCCGAGGCGCAGATTGAGCGCACCCTGCGCACCCGGCAGATGATCGTGCGTGCCAATGCGTCATTTGATTCTGAGTATGGCGCGGTGCCTGATGACTTTTTAGAAACCAAGTCGCTGAAGCTGACCAGCACCAACCCTTTGACACCCTTGGCATTTTTGTCAATTGATGACATGGACGCTGCACGGTCGCATTACACAGCTAGTGGGCGGCCACGGTTCTTCAGCGTGGTCGGTGGTCAATTCCGCATCAGCCCCACACCCGATGCAGCCTATACAACCGAGTTGATCTATTTTGCAAAGTTGGCAAAGTTGTCAAGCACTGTGGCCAGCAACTGGTTGTTGACCTCCAGCCCTGACATTTACTTGTATGGATCGCTGCTCCAAGCTGCGCCTTATTTGCAAGACGATGCGAGAATTCAGACATGGGCAACGCTGTATGAGCGTGCATTGAATGACCTGCGCACAGCAGATGATCGCGGGGCATCATCTGGTGGTGCGCTGTTGACCCGAGCAAAGACTTTTGGATGAATATGATCACCACGACCAAGGGCGACATGGACGAGTCACTGCTGGAAAAGCGTGAGGGGTCTGTTGACAATGACACCGAGACAACGAATTGGGTGGAGTACTGGCTGGACGGTGAGTTGGTCCACAGGTCGGTGCACATGGTTTTAAAACGTGGCGTTTTTGCTGATGGCGAAACCCAACAAATTTAAGGATTGATATGAGTAACACCCAAGCAATGTGTACCAGCTTCAAAGGTGAACTGTTGGTCGGTCATCACAATTTTGGCACTGGTGTTATTCGTGCTGCCACCACAGCCGACACCTTCAAGGCTGCGCTGTACTTGGCATCGGCCACTGTCAACGCAGCCACCACAGCGTACAGCGCCACCAACGAGGTGTCAGGCACTGGCTACACAGCAGGCGGCGTGACGGTGACCTTTGGTACTGCGCCAAGCACCAGCGGCACGACAGCATTTGTGACCCCTAGCGCCAGCATCACTTACAGTGCTGTCACGCTGTCCACAGCGTTTGATGCGGTCCTGATCTACAACAGCACGCAAAGCAACAAGGCGGTCAGCGTCCACACCTTTGGATCACAGACAGTCACTGCTGGCACGTTCACCCTAACCATGCCTGTCAATGATGCAAGCACTGGCCTGATCCGCATCGCATAAACAAGGAGCAGCGGTCATGGCTGCTTATGGAACGGGTTATTACGGCCTTGGCGTTTACGGAATAGGCAATGTTGTCATCAGCGGCAACACGGCCACTGGCGCTGTCGGCACGCTGCTGCCTGACAGGTCGGTCCAAGAAGATGGGACGATTGCCACGGGCAATGTCGGCACAGTCGGGCTGACTGTAACGATTACCATCACGGGTAATGCGGCCACGGGCGCGGCTGGTACATTGGCCCCAGAATCAAGCAATGCAGTCACAGGCAACAGTGCCACAGGCTCTGTTGGCAGTGTCACTCAGTCTGCTGCAATTGATCTGGCAGGCAACACGGCCACAGGCTCTGTTGGCTCTGTCGGTGTCACCAGCACAGCGGCGGTCACGGGCAACAGCGCCACGGGTGCTGTTGGCACAATGAGCGCCGAGGTTATTTCGTTCCAAGCGATTACGGGCAACGAGGCAACGGCGGCTGTTGGCAGTGTCAGCAATGTCATCACAGTTGAAATCAGCGGCAATGCGGCGACTGGCTCAGTCGGCACAGTGTTTGGATTTGGTTGGGGTGCAATCCCTGACACAGTAGAAACCTATACTGCAATCAGTGACACGGCAGAGACTTGGACCGTTCTTGGTGACACGGCAGAAACTTACACCCCCATCAGCGACACGGCAGAAACTTGGGCCGCAATTGTTGATAATTCAGAGACTTGGACACCAGTCTAAAAGGAGCATTAAATGGCAGATACCACGACGACCAACCTGTTACTGACCAAGCCAGAGGTAGGAGCCAGTACGGACACTTGGGGAACTAAAGTAAACACTGACCTCGATTTGGTTGACTCAGTATTTACGGCTGCTGGAACTGGAACATCGGTGGGCCTTAATGTTGGTGCAGGCAAGACGCTGGCAGTGGCGGGGACGTTGACAGCTACTGGCACCACGACTTTGACCTCGCCAAGAATTGGCACTCAAATCAATGACACCAACGGCAATGAATTGCTGAAACTCACGGCCACGGCATCGGCGGTGAACGAGTTGACCCTGGCCAACGCTGCAACGGGTGGCGCACCTGTCTTGTCGGCCACTGGTGGCGACACTAACATAGGCATTGCACTGACACCCAAAGGCACTGGCGGCGTAGTGTTCCCTGCTGGTGCTGTTGGTACGCCTGCCATCACCACGTCTGGAGATCTGAACACAGGCATCTTCTTCCCTGCTGCTGACACCATCGCCTTTGTTGAAGGTGGTGCGGAGGCCATGAGAATTGATAGTTCTGCCAAAGTAGGGATTGGCTTAACTCCCTCTGCTGGGACTGACGCAAAACTTCAAGTGACAGGCGGCACAGGCAACGCGACGACTCTTGCCACAGCATACTCAACCGCCACTGTTGCGCTGGTTCCTAAATCCACATCAGGATTTTCTTTGGCAATTGCTTCAGGTACAAGTGATAACCCTCAATTACAGGTCAGTGCAAACGGTACTGCGGCTGGTGATTTGTTGATTCAGCCCTACGGCGGCAACGTAGGGATTGGGACGAGTTCGCCAGCGACAAAACTTCATCTCGCTACCGCTGCGAACAGTGGCGTACTTGTTTCCTCAACTGATGGAACAACTTTTAAAGGCATTGCTTTTAACACCAATGATAACCAGTTTACCGTTGGCACTCAGACTAATCATCCGCTGGTATTTTTCTCCAACAACACCGAACGCGCCCGTCTTTTAACGGATGGTAATTTTTTGGTGGCTGGAACATCATTTAATGCAAACGGCTCTGTTTGTATTGGCCCTATTGGTACGGCTGCAAACGGATGTACTGCCGTATCTGCAAGTGCTTCAGCTACCAACATTTGGCGGTTTTACAACCCAAACGGAAACGTAGGGACAATCAGCATTTCAGGCTCTGCGACTACATACGCTGTGGCCTCTGACTACCGACTGAAAAACATCACAGGCCCAATCACTAACAGCGGCGCATACATTGACAGCCTCAACCCTGTTGAAGGTACTTGGAAGGCTGATGGCACTGCGTTTGTTGGCTTGATTGCCCATGAAGCACAAGAAGCCTCACGCACCCCTGTTGCCACAGGGACAAAAGACGGCGAGGAAATTCAAGGCATGGATTACTCCAGCGCCGAAATTATCGCCAACATGCTGGCCGAACTCAAATCCCTCCGCGCCCGTGTCGCAGCCCTCGAATCCAACTAAGGAACCACCATGACAACCTACCTCTGGACTATCGCACAAATGGATCGCCTGACTGCTGACGGCTTTGTCGTCACAGTGCATTACAACGTGTCTGCTTCCGATAACACATACAGCGCCTCCACCTACGGCACTGTTGGCTACACACAGCAGCCCGGTGAGACATACATCCCCTACGAACAATTGACCCAAGACATCGTTGTCGGCTGGGTGCAGAACGCGCTTGGTAAAGACACTGTTGAAGCCAGCTTGCAAGGCCAGATCGACGCGCAGATCAACCCCGTGCAGGAGTCGGGTGTACCTTGGGCACAGCCATGAAACGCATTGCCTTAACCCTTTGCGCCTTGTCCCTGACAGGCTGCGCCACTGGACAGTACCAAGCCTACGCTGATGCTCACAAGGCCCAAGCAGCAGCCCAAACAGCCCGGTATCAGGCTCTGGCCGACATTGCAAAGATGGGTGACACCACAGCCAAGGTCGCAGCGGTCATGTCCCTGCAAATGGGCAGTCAGCAGAACACGCAGATCAATGCTCCAAAGTCATGGGCAGACTATGCTTTGCAGTGGACTGGCCTGTTGCTGCCGACATTCGGGCAGGTGTACAGCGTCAACAAGCAGACTTCTCTGGGCATGCGCCAGTCTGACAACGCAACGGCGCTGGGTATCAGCACCAACGCTGCGTTCGTAGGTATTGCCTCCAAGATTCAAGCGCCAGCGGCCAACGTCACTTTGAGTGGCACAGGCGTGATCGGTGCAGGTACTTATTCGATTGGAGCAAACAGTGGTCAAAACTCTGGCAACAGTGGTCGCTTGGCTGGTGGCGCTATTACTGACAATACGGCTGTACCAACTGTGGTGACCAGCACCAACACTACGACAACTACCAACACCATTACACCCGAAGCAGTACCATGACAACGATTGACAAAACCGATGCACGGCTCTCGACGCATGAGGCTGTGTGCGCCGAAAGATACGCCAGCATTCAAAAGAGTTTTGAGAACGGCAGCAAGCGCATGACACGCATTGAATACATCCTTTATGCGCTGATTGCTGTCACGCTACTTGGCCCAGGCTTTGCTGCTGAACTGCTGAAGAAGGTATTGTTGTGAAAGATTGGGCTGTTGCATTCGTTGCAGCAGCCCTTGTGATTGGGGTTGTTATTTGGTCTACAAGCATAATCGTGCCATTTGTATGGAGCCTGTAAATGCTTGCAGAAATCGCGGCGGCAAACGCAGCCATTGCAGTAATCAAAGCCGCACTCAAAAACGGCAAGGAACTGTCTGACCTTGGCTCCAAGGTCTTTGACTACTTTGACAACAAAGCCAAGATTCAAGAGGCAGTTACCAAAAAAGGCAATCGGTCAGACATTGAAGAATTCTTTGCCCTTGAAAAGCTGAACGCACAAGAGGTTGAGTTGCGTGAGCGCATGATCTACGCAGGCAGGCCGGGTATGTGGCAAGACTGGCAGAAGTTCCAAGCAGCAGCAGCCAAAAGGCGCAGGGGCGAAAAAGATGCTGCGGCCAAGGCCATCAAGGTGCGAAAGGCCAAGATAGAGCAATTGACCGAGTACATCGCGATCGGTATTGGCAGCATCATCCTAACGGCATTATTGATTTACGGCATCATCATTTACATGATGCACATCCGAAGATGAGCGAGAAACCTGAATCCATCATCGACAAGGTGCTGGCCTATGTGGACAGCCCCTTCAAGCTGTTTGCGGCCATCCTGATGGGTGTCATTGCGTTTAGCGGGTACTTCCTGTGGCAAAACCAAACTTTCATGTTTGATGCCTACAAGGAATCCAAAAAGCTGCCCGAGATCAACACCTCAAGGGCAGATGATGCCAGTTCGATGCTGCTGAAGAAAACAGGGGCCACGGTGGTGGCCGTGTTCAAGGTCAACCCTCTGTTTAACAGCAGGGTGCTGTATCGGGCATACACCAAGGATGGCCGCGACAAGGCGATTGAGGATATTGATGTGGGGCTGTTCAGTCAAAACACGGCCAACAACTCGGATGTGGTCAAGCTGATGACCAACGAGATCCCGTGCGGTGAATACCGATACGCACAGTCCGAAGTGGGGCTGTGGTATTTAGACAAGGGCGTGACCTACACCTGCCGGGTGAGTGTTCCACCAGACAGTCACAGGTTTGTGGGCCAGATCACAGTGGGCTGGGCAGAGCAACCAGCAAACATTGAGCAAGTAAAATTCATGCTGGAGATCGCCAGCGCAATGCTAACCAAAAGGGGAAACTGATATGGATTGGCTAAGACAAATCGCACCCACCATCGCCACGGCAATGGGCGGCCCACTGGCTGGGATGGCCGTGTCGGTCATCTCCAAGGCCATCGGTGTTGACCCCGACAAGGTGGGCGACATGATCAGCAACAACAAACTGACAGCCGAGCAGATTGCCCAGGTCAAGATCGCTGAGATTGAACTGCAAAAGCAGGCGCAAGAGCTTGGCCTGAACTTTGAAAAGCTGGAGGTGGAAGACCGAAAGTCAGCACGGGATATGCAGGCGGCCACAAGATCCTTGATGCCGCCACTGCTGGCAGGATCTGTCACTGTGGGTTTCTTTGGCATCATGGGCATGATGTTTAACGGCCAAGTGGACAGCAGCAACCCGGCTATCTTGATGATGCTGGGCAGCCTTGGCACGGCATGGACAGGCATCATCTCTTACTACTTTGGCTCCTCTGCTGGCTCACAGGCCAAGACCGATTTGCTTTCTAAAAAGGCGTGACATGAAAGACAACTTTGACGAAGCATTGAAGGCTGTGCTGCACCACGAAGGAGGGTACGTTTTTCACAGAGATGATCCCGG